CAAGAAAAGAAAAAAGAAATAGTAGAAGCTAAACTAGATGCTCTTGAAGCTTTACCAGAAGGTAAAGAAAAAGATCGTTTGTATGACATATTACAAAAACAATTGCAGTCTGTTACTTTAAGTCCAGGTGAAAAACTAGAACAAGATAAACCTGACTCTAAAAAACAAGAAATTAAAAAAGATGTTACTAGTAACAAAGTTGATACACCTGCTCCTAAGTTGACTGGTTTAGGTACTAAAGAAAGCCCTATATCAGCAGTACCTCCTAAGAAAGAACAATTAATGGACGGTAATTATTACAAAGTTAAAGATCATGGTGTGCTTAGATGGGATGCTAAAACTCAAACTTTTGTGGAGTAATGTATGGCTGGAATTTCTTTTGAAGAAGCTTCAGGTAATACATCTACTAAACCTAGTGGTGGCATTACATTTGAAGAAGCAACACGTGAATCTAAAGCTCCAGTAGAAGGTGCTGGTGGTGCTGCATTTGGTGTGTACCCTAGACCAGGTATGGAACCTGGTAAAGCTACGCCTACTACAAGTGCTCTAGGAGCTTTTGGTGCTTCTGCTGCTGAAGCTGTTGCTGCTACTCCAGGTGTTATGGCTGGAGCTAGAATGGGTTCTGCTATCACTCCTCCTATTACTCCTTTTGCTAAACCTATTGGAGGTGTAGTTGGTGGAGTAGTTGGTGCTGTAGCTATGGGTGGTTTAACTAAACTTACAGAAAACTTTGCTGATACTGTATTTGGTACAAACATATCTGCTACTAGAGAAGCACAACAAGAACAACATCCATACGCATCTTTAGCAGGTCAAGTAGCTGGAGGTATGGCTAATCCTTGGATGAGACCAGGATTACCTAGCACTGTTAAACAAGGTTTAGCAGGTAGTGGAATAATGACTGTAGTGGGTGCTACTCAACGTGCTATACAAGGTGGTGATCCATTTGATCCATTAGCTATGACTGTAGATGCTACTATGGGTGGTTTCTCTAAGCCTACTGCTAGAGGTGAGCGTTTAATGGGACAAGGTGCTCCTGTTAAACCAGAAACTAAACCTGGTGATACTAGTAACATTCCTAAGCCACCTGAAAGTGCTACACCAGAAGAAAAACAAGCATACTTACAAAAGCTTGAAGCTACTAAAGCAGAAAGAGATTCTAAAGCTCCATTAGTAGAAACTGCTATTAGAAACAAAACTACTGGTAAACTTGAGCGTATGGGTCCTAAGCATGACCAGGCTCGTAAAGATGACATTAAAGATAACCCAGACTTTGAAGAAGGGTTTATTGATGAGCGTGGTAACTTCCATGAAAGACTAGCTGCTGTAGATCAAGCTAAACGTTCTGGTCAAATACCAGAGGACCATGTACTTGAATCTCCTCCTGATGAAAGACCTGGATTGCATTCAGGTGACCTACGTAAGGTAGGTGACAAACGTTTTGAAGTTACTGACAAACAACCTGCTGGTAAACCTTTTACTTCTACAACCACGTTAAAAGATGGCAGTAAAACATCTATAGAAACAGAATCTTCTCCTAATGCTTTTTCAAATTTAGTAAGAGCAGAACATGGAGAACCAATATCTTTAGTAGCTAAAAATGAAGCTGGAGAAGAAATTGGAAGATTAACTTATATGCCTGATGGTGGCCCTATAGATGTTTTTGTAAAAGAACCTTATAGGCGTAAAGGTGTTGCTACTGCTTTATACGAAGCACATAAAGCTGCTGGTGGAAAACTTCCTGATATAGATAGTGGTGTGGCTATATCTGATGAGGCACGTGCTGTACGTGCTTCTATGGAAAGTAAACCCACTAGCTCATCTGATGAGCTTGCTAAATCAACTACAGAAACTGTAGCTAAAGCTGCTGAGAAAGTAGATGTCAAATCTATTCCTAATGAAGAAGAATTCTACAAACATGCTACAGACATTTACGAGAAGTATGGTGAATCTGATGCTGTAAAGTTTTTTGAAGATTACAAACAGAACCTTAATGAACGTTCTATCCCTGTTCCTAATACCAATGGAGAATTAGATGATGCACTACATAAATTTAATACGTTTGAAACTAAAGACTCTTCTGAGCACGTTACAGAGTACGAAAGAAACACTACTGATGGCATTACAGCAGAAGATCGTAAACAAGCTTTTGATGCTACAGAACGTGGTGAAAAAGTTACTGGCAAACTTGGTGAAATACTTGAAAAACTTTCAGAAGAAAACTTAGCATTAGTACGTAAAATTAAAGCTCTTGGTGGTGATGTAGGTGACGAGTTTACTAAAGGTCAATCTCGTATACGTTTGTTTAGTCCTGGTGAGAAACCAGGATGGGCAGAGACTGTTAAGAAGTTCTTTAGCAACGACACTCCTATGGGAGACAAAGTAGCTGACCAAGCTAACGCTGCTATAGAACGTAAAGTATATCAACTTGAAGACGGTAGAGTTGTAGAGATTCACAGACAACCTAATGACATACCTGGAACTAAAGGTAGAGACATTAAAAAAGGTACTGAGATTTGGGAATGGAAAGATGGTATGCCCAAAAGATTAATAGGTCACACAGATAACTTAGAGTTTAAACGTGGTGACAAGATCAACATAGATGGTAAAGAAACTACTATGGTTGATGGCAAGGTAGATGCTATTGAACAGAACTCTCCTTACAGGTATCTACATGATGCTGAAGCGTCTGCTCGTTTAGCTAACATGGGTCTTCGTAAGATGGCTAGAGAGTTAGAGTTTGTTGAAAACCTTAAGAAGTCTGAACTGTTTAAACAAGTAGGACATGGTCCAGACCAACCTCTTAAAGATTTACCTAGAGAGTGGGTTGTTCCTAATAACATTGATCGTATACCTCAGCTGCGTGGATGGCATTTTGATCCTAAGACAGCAGCAATTATTTCTGACTTTGCTAAAGTTTGGGATAACACTATGTGGATGAAGTTAAGTAATGCTCTTGTTAAGAACATGATGCTTAACCCTGTACCCCACATGTTCAATGAGGTAATGCACTTATGGAATGCTAGAGGCTTTACTGGTTGGGTAGACCCACGTAGGTTAGGAACCTTTGCAGATACATCTAGACAAGCTTGGAGAGATGTAGGTCAACAGACTCAGTTCTATAGAGACATTATGCGTGAAGGTGGTTCTATTCTTGGAGCTGATCCTAGAAACAAAGGTTACTTTGATACTATTGTTAAAGAAGCTTCTAAAGAAATGTTTGGTACAGAAGAAATGAAACGTAGTATGGGCCAACTAGCTAAGAAGCTAGGTACTACTACAGGTAATCTATACAACAGTATTTCTGAAGCATCTCAAAAGGCTATGTGGTTTACCAGAGATGTTATGTACGTACAGTATATTCGTGAGATTATGAACATGCACGAGAAACGTACTGGTAATCGTATGGAGCTTAAAGAAGCTATAGCTGAAGCTGAAAGACATATGCCTAACTACCGTATGCCTTCAGAGGTAGCTGGTAGCAGAATGGTAGCTCAGGTTCTAAAGAATCCTAATGTATCTATGTTCTCTCGTTACCACTATGGTATGGTCAAGTCTTTGGTTAATACTTTAAAAGATATTGATCCACGTAATTTAAAGACTTCAGAAGGACGTAAACACTTTAGAGAGGGTGTTGACTCTATGTTAGCTATTGGTGTAGCTATGGGAGTCTTGTACCCACTAATGGATAAATTAGCTGAGTCTATGTTTGGTGAGGGTGCTGAACAACGTAGAGCAGGTCCTTACCATTTGATACAAGCAGCTATGGATGCAGGATCAGGTAAAAAAGATGCAAGTGCATTGCTGTGGCCTGTGTTTACTTTTAATCCTGTATTACTAACTTTAGGACAATTACTTTTAAATAAGAAAGTATTTACTGGAAAAGAGATTTATCATCCAGATGATTCTCTTATGGACAAAGCTAGTGATGTTGGTAGTTACATGGTTAAACAAATACCACAAGTATCTCCTGTTATGGATGCTACTCAAGGTGAAGGTGGTGGTACTAAGTTTGTTGCTAGACAGCTAGACATTAAAGCCAAGACTGAAAAAGAAAAAGAACAAGAAGCTCGTGCTAAGAAGTACCAAGAGCGTACTAAAAAAGGACGGGATACCAAACGGGCTAAAGGAACATACAACCCATGAAACTCTTAATAATAGACCAATTTGATTGTGGCTTCTCTATGGATCTAGCCATCAAGTCTGCTGACTATGGACACGATGTACGTGTCTATATGCGTAATAACTTTGATGGTACTCGCTGTGAGAACGGTGATGGTATGGATTGCTTTAAGAAAGTAGTAGATTGGGAACCCAGTATGGATTGGGCTGACCTTATATTTGTTACTGATAACAGCAGGTATATACACAGACTAGAGCCTTATAGACGTAAGGGATACCCTATCTATGGCTGTAACGTAGAGGGTGCTAGATGGGAACAAGATAGGGAATATGGTTCAGCTATTTTTGAAAGAGCTGGTATACAGACCATACCTATGCAAAAGTTTAAGAAGTACGATGAGGCTATAGCATTAGTACTTGCTAACAAAGACAATCGTTATGTATCTAAACCTATTGGTGACGGTGCTAAAGATCTAAGTTACTGCTCTAAAGACTGGCGTGATATGGTCTTTATGCTTAACAAATGGAAGAAGAGCAATGCTTACGGAGGTGAATTTGTTCTCCAAGAGTTCCATGCTGGATCTGAAATGGCTGTAGGTGGATGGTTTGGGTTAGGTGGATTCTCTAAATATTTCCTAGAGAACTGGGAGTTTAAAAAGCTTATGTCTGGGGATCATGGTCCTGCTACTGGTGAGCAGGGTACTATTATGAGGTACACAGAGAAGTCTTTATTGGCTGACAAGGTACTTAAACCCCTAGAACATTTCTTACATGGTATTGGTTATTCTGGGTACATTGATGTTAACTGCATCATAGATGACAAGGGTATTCCCTGGCCATTAGAGTTTACTTCTAGACCAGGTTGGCCTTTATTCCAGATCCAACAAGCTCTGCATCTAGGTGACCCTGTCAAGTGGATGCTTGACTCCCTTAATGGTAATGATACACTCAAGGTTAGAGATGGGATTGCTTGTGGGATTGTTGTGTCTCAACCCGACTACCCTTATGGCACAGTTAAAAAGAAAGAGAATACTGGGTATCCAATCTTTGATTTGACAATGGAAGATGTTACTAAGAACATTCACCTGTCAGAAGTTAAGATGGGATATGGACCTGGTAAGGATGGTAAGAATACAGAACCCTGTTTAGTAACTGCTGGTAGTTACGTTCTTACAGTTTCTGGGGTTGGCAGCACTGTACAAGAAGCTAAAGACGCTGCTTATAAAACCTTCAAGAAAAAGATCCACATGATTAACTCTCCTATGGTTAGAGATGACATAGGTGAAAAGCTAGAAGAAATGCTCCCACTCTTACAAAAGAATGGGTACTGTAAAGACGTTAAGTATTGTTAATTATTATGGCAACTAATGTTAATATACCCATCCCACCAAATCCCATAGGGGAGAATTTTGCTTGGAGAGATTGGTTTCAAAAACTTAGTAACAAAGTATTTGGAACAATAGCTTCTCAAGATGCTAGTAACATTACTGTTACTGGTGGATCATTAGATGCTACTGCTATAGGTCTTAATACTCCTGCTGCTGCTCAATTTACAACAGTAGGTATTACTACTCCTTTAGGTGTATCTTCTGGTGGTACTGGATTATCTTCTCCTGGAACAGCAGGGTATGTACTTACTTCTAACGGTACTAATTGGGTATCTTCTCCTGCTACAGGGGGTATATCTCCTGCTGTGTATGCCTTTGCTGCTAGGCACGGATAAATATGATAAGACTTGATACTACAAACAGATCTCTACAGCTATATTTAGCTGGAGCTACTACAACTAATGCTCTTCAAGTTGTAGTTTGCTATTCAGATCAAACTTCTACTGCTTACACTGGTGCTACTCAACTTAGTGTTTCTAATGGTACTACTCCCGTAATTATCTGTAGTGCTCCTGCTGCTAGTACAGTACGAGATATAGATATGGTATCTGTTATTAATAACGATACGGCTAGTGCTACTGTTAACATTGAGTTGGTAGATACCAGTACAGGGTATAACATTATCCAAGTAGCTTTAGGTGTAGAAGAAAAACTAAGCTATACACATGGTAGTGGTTGGCAAGTACTTACCAATGCAGGTAATGTAAAGTATCAAGTTTTATCTAGTTCTGGAGTATCTGGTGTAACAGGTACAGCTCCTATAGTATCTAGTGGTGGTACAGCTCCTAACATAACTATTAACCAAGCTACAACCAGTACAAGTGGATACTTAAGTTCTACAGATTGGAATACATTTAATGGTAAAGCACCAGCTACTTCTGGTACATCAATACTGTACGGCAATGGTTCTGGTGGTTTTAGTAACGTAACCATTGGTAGTGGTGTAACTTTCTCTGCTGGTACTCTTTCAGCTACAGGAACTGGTACTGTAACCAGTGTTGCTTTAACTGTTCCTACGGGCTTTAGTGTCACTGGCTCTCCAGTTACTAGTTCAGGTACTCTAGCCATATCTACAAGCCTTAGCGGTCTTATTAAGGGTACTGGCAGTGGGTTTACAACAGCTACTAGTGGTACTGACTATGCTCCTGCAACTAGTGGGTCATCTATTCTTTATGGCAATGGGTCAGGTGGTTTTTCTAATGTAACTGTAGGATCAGGATTATCTTTTAGTACAGGTACTTTGTCTGCTACTAGTTCTATGGTTTATCCTGGTGCTGGTATACCCAACAGTACTGGTAGTGCTTGGGGTACATCTTATTCTGTAACTGGTACTGGTAACGTTGTGTTATCAACTTCTCCTACGCTAGTTACCCCGTTACTAGGAACACCAACATCAGGTAATTTTAGTACAGGTACATTTACTTGGCCTACGTTTAACCAGAACACTACTGGTACGGCAGCAAATATTACTGCTACAACTAATTCTACACTTACAACTCTTAGTGCATTAAGTCTTCCTGGCTCACAAGTTAGCGGAAATATATCTGGTAATGCTGCTAACGTAACTGGAACTGTGGCAGCTGGTAACGGTGGAACTGGAGCTACTACCCTTACTGGTTATGTATATGGAAATGGCACAGGTGCAATGACTGCATCAACCACAATTCCAAATACTGCAATAACTGGTTTAGGAACAATGTCCACTCAAAATGCTACATCTGTAGCAATTACTGGTGGAACAATAAATGGAACAACTATTGGGGCTACAACTGCTTCAACAGGAAAGTTTACAACCTTAGAGTCAACAGGAACTGCAACCCTTGGCGATGCTTCTACAACTTACATTCAAATTGTGGGGGATGCTTCTTATCCATCAATTAATGCAGCGGGTGGAACAAATACACCTCTTGTACTACAACCTTTAGGAACAGGCGCACTACAAGCACAAAAGACAGACTCTACTGCTACAGGAGGTAATGCTAGAGGTGCTAATGCGGTGGATTGGCAGACTATAAGAAATAATGCTAATCAGGTTGCAAGTGGAGCAAATAGTGTAATTTCAGGTGGTGGCTATAACGGAGCAAGTGGAACATTAGTATCTGTTTTAGGTGGTCAATCAAATAGTGCGACTGGTACTTATTCAGTTATTGGTGGTGGTCAAAATAATGTAAATAATGGAGTATGGGCGGGTTCATTAGCAGGATATGGAAATATTCCAAGCACTTATTACGGTATTACTGTTGGTGGCTATACAAATACAACTGGAACATTATCTGCCGTAACAACACAGTCAACAACAATGAATGCCACTACAACGGCTACATTGTCTGCAACCAATTCAAGTATTAAAGTTGGGCAATACATTGTTGGAACTTACATTTCTGCAAATACTTATGTTTCAGCTATATCAGGAACAACACTCACGCTTTCTCAAGTAGCATCAGGTTCAGGAACATCAACCCTATCTTTCTACACACCTCATGGAGTAGTAGTAGGAGGAGGAAACAACCAAGCAACAGGGGCATATAGTTTTGTAGGTGGTGGGGGTGATGCAGGGACTGCGGGTAATAGGAACGTGGCTAGTGGAGATTGGTCATCGGTAGTTGGAGGTTGGGGCAACCAAGCAACTGCAGTAGGTTCTGCTATTGTTGGAGGTGGTTGGTACAATGGTAATTCTAATGGAAATTCAATTAATAACACAGGTGTTTCTGCGTTTATAGGTGGTGGCGTTTCAAATATAGTTTCAAATACTTACGGAGCTGTTCTTGGTGGAAGAGTAAACTCATCTTCTGGAAATTCTGGAGCCATAGTTGGTGGTGCTTATGGAACTGATAGAGGAATTACTGGTTATACAGTTTTTCCAGGATCTTATACACCATTAAAAACTTATTCAAATGGTAGTTCTCAAGCATCTTTATTAGTACTTGCAACATCAACAACCACAACAGGAGCAGTAGCTTTAACTTCTGATGGAAATTCTGCAGGAACAACAAACCAAGTAATACTACCCAACAACTCAGCATATTCATTTAGAGCAACAATAATTGCAGGGGTTACTGGAGGTGGAAATACTGCTTCTTGGGTTTTGCAAGGTGCTATTAAACGTGGTGCAAACGCAGCTTCTACCGCAATAGTAAGCACAGTAACATCCATATTATTAGCACAAGACTCAGGCGCATCTACTTGGGCAGTTTCAGCTACGGCAGATACAACCAATGGTGGTCTAGCAATTACAGTTACTGGTCAAGCCTCAACTACAATTAGATGGGTTTGTAAAGTAGAAACCACAGAAATGACATATTAAGGATAAATCATGGCATTACAACTCAACCTCACACAAACACAATTTGGCAGTCCTGCACCACAGGCTTATGCCAGAGTGACTAATTTCTTTGGAAACAAGGATAACATCCAAGTCCAAGTAGCAGTCCATTACGACAAAAATGCTAGAGAATCTAATATGAGCACAGTCCAAGAACATGCTCATTACATTGGATTAGCTGATATAGCAGGAAAGGGTGATCTTCTCCCTGCAATTTATGGTGTACTTAAAACAATGAGCCAATACCAAGGCGCAACGGACGTTTAATCATGGCTATTAACGAAAATGCAGTTACCGATACTTTAGTACCGACTACTGGTTCTTTAAACATAACTGGTAATTTAACGGTTTCTGGTACTTACCCTAGTGGTAGTACTGCGCCTATTTTGAGTGCATCGGGAGGCCTTTTTGTTAATAACCAGACAATTGGTACTACGTACTCTATTCCGTCTGGCTATTCTGCTTACTCTGCTGGTCCTGTTTCTATTAGTTCTGGTGTGACCATAACAATACCTTCTGGTAGTCGTTGGGTTATTCTGTAAAGTTACTAGTAACAAAATGTGGACCCATTCACTCTTATTGCTGCTGCTAACGTTGCATTCAAAGCCATCAAACAAGGCTGTGAAATGTTTCGTGAAGGACAGGCTTTAGTTAAAGATGTTGTTAAGACTGCAAATGAAGTACAAGCCATCGGAAAAGAAGTTAAAGGAATCTTTGGTTGGATTGCAGGACTTTTTTCAACACCTAATGATAGTCAAGCAGTTCAACAAACAACGCAACCTGCAAAAAAGAAACAAAAACAAGAGTTCGATCCAAACGAAATCTATTCAGAGATTGGTAAAAACATCACAGCATTCTTCAAGGCATACAACGCATTAAAGAACCACATACTAGAAGAAGAAGAGAAGTCTAAGACAGTTTATGATCCTACAGGAGATCAAACTGAAAAAGCAGTACAAAGGGTATTAGCTATGAGTCAAATGGAAGCTATGGGTGTAGAGCTTAGGGAATATATGGTCTACCATGTTCCTCCAGAACTGAAAGATTTATACACCCGTATCAATGCAATGATAGGAACTATTGAGAACGAACAAGCTGTAGCTAGACAAGCTATGTTTAAAAAACAAGCTGAACAAGCATGGTTACACAAACAAAAACAAGACAGAATCTGGTTCAAAACAGCATCTACAGTAGCCGTGGCAATAGTAACAGCATATCTAATGGGTCTAATGTGGGTAATCAATCGGATGAGTCATGGGGGTATGTAATTGCTATTATTGTTTTAGCAGTTATATTTGTTATTGCTCTTCCTATTATGGGTTTTATGTACATGGATATTAAAAAAGAATCTATGTTAATAGAATCTAATGTACGTAAAATAGAAAAACTTAAAAAAGAAATAGAACGTGAGAAGGATAAAAAAGAAGAATGAAATACTGGCTGCTTACAATTGTTTTACTCCTGTCTGGTTGTCATGATAGGTTTAGATACGATTGTCAAGATCCAGTACATTGGGAAGATGACGAATGTAAACCTCCTCTTTGTACAGTCACTGAGACTTGTCCAAATATGTTAATTAGGAACTTTGATAATGTGGTTAAAAAATCTAATTAATAGTCTAGAAGAAACTAAAGTAGATGGGTTTGTTAGGGCTTTAGAAGCTATTGTTAGATCATTTGCTGGGTTTATGTTGGTCTGTGTGTTCTCTTTTTCTATGTTTACTGTGTTGTATTCTTTAGTTTGGAATATACAACCTATGCAGGATATGGCCCCTGCTGACAAACAGTTCTTTGAAATATTAAAAATGATGGTAGCTTTTTTAGCTGGTGTCATTACCAATATGATTAACAAGACCTCTAGTCCTTTTTCTCCTATGTCTTCTTCTGCTATGTGTCAACCAGGTAGCAATGCTTTTCCTAGACCTATTACGCCCACTACGTTTGGTTCTCCCAGTGTTCCTAGTAACATACCTAGCCCTATGGCTAGTCCTGTTAGTTCTTTTCCTAAGCCTACATCTCCCTCTCCTTTTGCTAACTCAAATGAAAGACCTCCGCTATGAATAGTATTGTTTCAATTGTTATTGCTTTGTGTGTTCTTAGTGGTACTTATTTTGCAGGACACCACAATGGCTATGCTGAATCTCAACAAGAAGTAGCTAATCAAATAGCTAAAGCTAATGCTCAAGCTAGAGATACAGAGCACAAACTTAATGACCAATTAAACACTCTATCAACCCAACTTCAAAAGGCTAAACAAGATGCTCAAAAACAAATTGCTAAACGTGATGCTGATATTGCTTCTGGTAAGTTGCAGCTCTACATCAAAACTAAAAGCCCAGTATGTCCCTCCACAGATGCCCCCTCTACCAGCGGATCTGACTCCACAACCGCCCAACTTGACCCAGCGTTTGCTCAATCTATTGTCGCCATCACAGATGACGGGGACACAGCCATCCGTAAACTCAACGCCTGTATCGCAACCTACAACCAAGTAAAGGAACTTATAAATGGAAATACATCAACTCGCTAGTGCAGCTAACATAGATATGGATCATGCAAGCCATCTTGCAGGTCCTCTTAATTCTGCTGCTGTAGAAGCAGACTTATCTACTCCACATAGACTTGCAGCTTTTATAGCTCAGTGTGGACATGAGTCTGGTGGTTTTAAATTCTTAGAAGAGAATCTCAATTACAAAGCAGAGAGCTTGTGTAAGGTTTGGCCTACACATTTCCATCCAGATATGGCTAATGAGTATGCACACAATCCAGAAAAGATTGCCAATAGAGCATATGCAGGACGTATGCACAATGGTGATGAAGCCAGTGGAGATGGTTGGAAATTTAGAGGTAGAGGATTTCTACAAATAACTGGTAGAGTTACCTATGAGCAGTGTTCACATGAGATGGGATTTGATTTTGTATCAAACCCTGACTCTGTAGCTACTCCTGAAGGAGCTGCTATGACTGCTGCTTGGTTTTGGAAGAAACATAATCTAAATCATTTTGTAGATAACAATGATTTTGTAGGTTTAACCAAAGCTATTAATGGTGGAACCATAGGTCTAGATGATCGTATGGCTCGTTACCAACATGCTTTAGGTGTCCTTACTTCTTAAGCTAAACTTAATAGGATCAGAGGGTATACCCAGTTGTATTTCTTCTGATCTTATTTGTCTATCTAAATATTTTCTAAGCCAATCATGACCACCTATGTCGTAAAACATTTCTTTTTGTGTCTGGTTTAACCTGATACTTATTGTTTTACCACCTGTAATATCACTTTTAGGTCTTGGCATTTCTAGCCTCCATCATTGCATCTGCCATTTGGTATGCGGCTTTAGCTGTTTGTTCTGGACTAAGACATTCAAAAGCAATTCCTTCCATAGCTAACCCTGCAAACCAATCTCTAAGATCCATTCCACTGTGTTCTTGTCTACCTATAGTACTACCCTTTTCAGGACTGTATAAAGGTTGTGTGCTGGGAAATGCTTTAGTCATCATAAACTCCTAGTGTATATAAAACAAAACAGAATACTGCTGTAACCCACAAAGCAGCAAGACTTAATATTGCTACTAGTAACAAAGCTTCTAGTACATCGTTCATAGGTTTTTATCCCTTAGTTTATCTTGTATAGCTACTAAATGTCTTTCAAACTCTGGTCTATTTAAAGGTGATCCCATCTCTATCCATAGCTCAACTATTTCTTTATCTGTTAAGTTGTATTGGGGTTTCCACCTAGGCTGCTTAGTTGGTTTGTCGTTTAGATAGTCAATAGCTTCTTGAACCTTTTTCCACTTGTGGTGGCTACTTTTATCTAAAAAGTTTTGTAGTATTTCTATTGCCTGTTCTTTGTTCATGTGTTCTTTTCCTTTAATTTAGCTTCTATTGCCTTAGCAAATCCAATCATGTCTGGAATACTACAATCTTCACCCACCCAAGATTCACTTAACCCTAGAACACCTTTGATTTCGTATTCAGTTAACCCTACCCATTCTTTAGGGTGAGTATAAAGAGGCACTCCAGCAGATCCGTCTGTAACTTCTCGCCATATGCCATCAGTAAACTTTGCAAACTTACCCACAGGCTTACCTTGCTTGGTTTTGGTTCCCTCATTGATGAGGCTACCATCCTGCCCTGGTTTTATTCTGTATTCAGCAAGATTATCCCAAATTAAATGCCGCGGTTCATCTTTCCATTCTCCATATTCAGGAACTGGTCTATACTGAATTTCAGCACCATCTGCCCATGCGTGAATTAATTCTGTGTGTTTATGTTTCATTCTTGTCCCCTTCCATCTGGATGTTCATTAAATTCATCTACGGCCTGTTGGTGCGCTTGCGGTACGTTGCGTTTTAAATAACGCATGGCAGTTCTTTTCCAATGTGGCAAATTGACGCAACTCTTAAAAATTATTTCGTTCGCCTCTCTAAGTTTAAGCATCATTTCTTTTTGTTGTGCCATTACCTCATCTCTTTGTTTACACGCCTGTTCATATAAAGCATATAAAGTTTCAATATCGTTTTGCTTTTTAGCCTCAACTAATCTAGCAAATGTTTCAAAAGCATCGGTGTAATTCCAAAGGTCTGGGTCAAGTCCAGCCTTTCTAGCCAATTCAATTATTTCTTCTTTAGTCATGTTTCCTCCGTTGGTACATCACGCCACTCACCACCCTCAACGTATCGCCATTCACATTCATAACCTTCCCAGTATTTCTTTTGATGCCACTGTTGAAGTATTAACAATGTACCAATATCTGTTTTTCTTTTTATAAATCTCAGTTTGGTTGTTTTATGTAGTTCTATATTATTCATAAAAACTCCTTGTTATTAGCCCCATAACTGCGTAAAGCAGTACAGAGTACAGCAAACAAAATAATACAAAGTCGGTAGTCCATGATGTCTCGATACCCAACAATGCTTTCTGCACCCAGTCTTGGTCGGGGTTGTAGTAGTTAGGCTTAGGCTCGTAATAGATACCGATCTTTACTTTACCTGTATCGTAAGGAGTTATACCTTTAGTTAAGGTTGGCCCCCTAGTATTTGTAGAATTATTTTCAAATGGTTTTGTATGTTGTACAAGTATATGTTGATGGTTACTAACAATATTAGTGTTGATATTCGCATTATGTTTCCTTTTTTTCATATGTGTCTCATAATAAAATTAGTCCAATGCTCCGTGTTAGCAAAGATACAAGCATCTAAACCATTCTTAGCTGCCCAATCTAAGTAAGTAGTAGCACTCTTTTTAGAAATCTTTTGGTTACGTTGTAAGACGTATAAAATAATTATGTCTGGATGCTGATCTTTAATTAACACTGCTTTCTTTCTGTCAGCTCCCGTCCACAATCCTTTTGTTTCTATAAACACGTTACTAGTAACAGTAAAGTCAGGTGTGTAGGTGTGGTTACTAGCAGGTATGACGTACTTGATCTTACTTATTTCGTAAGGCAACTCCCATCCCCGTAGCTTACAAGCTTCTTGGAATCTATTTTCTAACCCACTTTTATATGCGTTAGCGTTATGTCTTGTTGGTCTTTTACTCATAGTTTTCCAGTTTTATGTTGTCCATTAGCTATTAAAAGCATATCAATAATCTTGTCTTCGTTCCTAAATAACTCAGCAGATCTGTAATTGTGGTTAGCCCACTCAAACAACATCTCCCAAGTAGAGTCCTCATCACCCCTTTCCCAACAAGTAATAGCAAAATCCATATACTTTGTTTTAAAGTACTCTTCAAAGTAATATTCCATTAGTTTAGTTAGCTTCATTGTTCTGCTCCGCTGCTGGTTATTGGCTTCGCCTGTGCTCCAGTATCGTCTGACCCAGCCGATGCTGTCGCCCCCTCGTTCCCAGTTCTTTTTGCTCTTACCTTCATAAATACATCTGCCCATTGAAAGCATGTTTCTACTACAGTTGAAGGTAGTACTTTGTTTTCTGTAATGACTTTGTCTATTGCTGGGTTACTAACTATTTCAGTAAGTATTGCTATAGCAACATACTCTGTCATAGTCATATGCTGCATGTTTACGTCTTTAATCATTGATTAGTTCCTTGTTAGGAGGTTCCCAACTATCGTTAGGCTTTTGCCAAATGTATAACAACTTCATATTGAGATGAAATCTTTCGTCATCGTTATAGAGTTCACGGCACTTGTCGTACCACTCTTCAGGCAACAGCTCTGCTAATGCTCGCTCTGCCTTTACTGGTCCTATACCAGCTACACCTAGGATGTTGTCAGACCTATCTCCAATAAGACTTTGTAGGTAAAGAAACTTAAGACCTTGATCTGGTGTTACTTCTTGAAACACTTTCTTTACAAAGTTATAGTGTTTACCTGGGATCTGAAGTAGATCTTTGTCTATGCTGCATATAACTGTAGATACACCTGATTTGTCTTGTTGTATACCCATCTCATCATCTGCTTCATATCCGTTGATAATCTTAGCTTTGTGATGTGTTACTAGGAACTCTCTAACAGCTTGCCAATGTACTGGTCTGTCGTCAGGTCTGTTAGCCTTGTAGCTGGGTGCTATCTCTCTTCTGAAGTTACCTGAACCTGTCAGATAAACTTCGTAAGATGTTGCTTGTGTATCAGCTAAGATGTCTTGCATCATTTGGTCAGCTCTTGATTGAGCTATCCAAGATTCTTCATCGTCTTTAGTTGATGCTGCACTGCGGTAGACAATGATGTCTCCATCAATCAATGCTTTCATTGTCATCCTTTAGTTCTGTAAATGTAAATCCTTCAACAGATTCTCCCTCTGAGGGAAAGATCTGTTCAAAGATAGTGTTAGGTAACCAACTGTTTGGTAAATTGTTTTTATCATCTACTATTGTTAAGGTAAACGATACTTTGTATGTTTTTAATTTCATGGTTGTTTTAATAAAGGTGGGGAGTCTCAATTTGGTCTTTAACTAGGTAGGACAGAAAGCCAGAAAATTTCCTACATTGACATCCTTGAGTGCTGGCTTAACAACTCCCCATAAACTTACTCTTGTGTTCCAGCTTCAGCTATAGCTTCAGCCATATCTAAATCACCTGCTGTATAAGCTTCAAACTTACGAGCAAGCCTAACAACAAAGTCTAGATTACCTTCTTCTAGATCAAATGGCTTACCGCCCCTAGCAGCAATATAAAGATCAGTAGCTCTAGCTAAAGCATTCTGACGAATAATAGCTCTATCACCGTGCAAAGCAGGAATAGGAAATACCTTCTCTTTATAACCACCATAAGAAGCTTTAGGAGAGCCTACAGAAGCTCCTCCAGTAGCAGGAGGTGGTGTACCACTTCCTTTACTAAGAACGTTAACAGCTTTAGTCTCTACGCCATATGTACCAGAAACACCGTCAAACTCAACTTCATAACCAACTTCTACTTTAGGATCTTTGAAACCACACTTAACCCAAGTTCCATTTACTTTCATCGAGTAAGTAGGTTTAGTACCAAACTTAGTGTTTACATCTTTTGTGGATACTGATTCCACTGTACCTGTCATCATGCTCATGTTAATTCTTTCATGTTAAACCAATCATCACCTACTGATGCTCCTGCATTGAGCTTCAGAGCCAGAGGTGTCCCAAAAATACTCTCAAAATACTTGTGTGTGTTCTTTAGTGTCTCTCTTATCTCCTCTAAAAAATAATCCAATTGCATTGGATGTACGTCAAACATAATGGAATCATGAATAGTGTTAACTATACAAACTCCACTGCTCATTATTAGCTTTCTAAAGATAATTCCCAACATCATTGGTACTATATCGCCAGTAGCTAATCCTTGAATAGGATAATTCTTCATCTCTGTTGGACTAAAATTGTAAGTCTTAGAAGACCAAGAACTATCACTGTGATACTCTTTAAACAAAAACTTTCTTCCAGTCTCTGTTTGTAGTACGTAAGATTTAACTTTCTCTCTTAAACCTGTTGCTGGATCGGTAGAATAATGAGACATTACTTCTACTCTTCTTGCAAAGTCTGTGTGCCAAGCTGCTACTTGTGGGTAACGTGTATAGAACACATCTACAAACTTCTTAGCCTCATCTAAGCTACATCCTGCTTGTTTGCTGATTGCTTTAGCTCCTGCACCATAAATCAATTGAAACGTCCTAGATTTGAATGGCTTACGTTCTTCTTTGGTTGGTTTACGACCAAACATAGACTCATACAAAGCACTGTGAATATCAATTCCACTTGATATGTCCTTGATAAGCTGCTTGTCTTTAGTCACGTGAGCAAGAGCAACAACTTCTAGCTGATTAAAGTCAACCTCCACAATATAACCACCTGCAAACCTAGATGTAAAGATCTGCTTTATAGGGTTATTACTAATGTTCTGAAGGTTAGGATTAGTTGAAGACAACCTACCTGTGACTGTCGCTGTGTGGTTTAACTTGCCATGTATAAAGTTACTAATAACATGCTTGCTAAGGCCCTGGACATACGTAGATAGCTGCTTAGACAATGTCCTGTACTTCAACAATCCTTCGATAAGCTGTATAGCTCTTTTGTCAAAGGTATGTTTAAGCATATCGTTAAGCACGGAATCATCTACAGACACTTGTCCTGTTTTCTCAGATACTTTCTCTGGATCTGGAACATAAGCTATCAATGGCTTGATAGTCAAAGTTTTGTCCATAAGCTTGTACTTGGTCTTACCATTCTTGTATACGCCTACTTCTTCTTTAACTTTGATCTTCTTAGTTCCACCAAAGAACAACTGTGACCACTGCTTAGGACTGTTAATGTCTTCTATGTCTGCACCTGCTAACTCTTCTAAGTCTAGCTTGCACTCTACATACTCATTAACCACTTCCACTGTGTAGTCGTCTAGACGTTTCTGGTCTATGTGTAAACCGTTAAACATCATCTCTGTTGTTGCATGTAGTGCTTCCATCTGAGACTCTATGAGTTTTAGTTGGTTGCTCTCTACAGCTAACTTGTACTGTATCTCTGCTATTGCTACAACGTTGTCTACGTCCTGTACCAAGTAAGGTGTTAGCTCACTCTCAGGTATCTTGTCAGAACCTAAACCAGCTTCAAAATACTTTTTAATCTTGTCATCTTTGATAGGCAAACCATACTTGATGCACAGTTCATCTAAGCTTGAGAATTTAGATTGCTGCGCTGTTAGTATGTATTCAGCTAATTGTGTGTCCCATATCCTGTAGCTTTGTAATATGTTCTTAAGAACACCATGTTCTTTATACAAATACATTAAATCAAAGGATATGTTGTGTCCACAAATAACGTCTTGTTTATCTTGCAACTTCATTGCATTGATAAAATCATCCTTACTGTAAGTTACGTGTGTTCTAGTACCTCCTGTGTACCCAAAAGCTACTACGTAGTTGTTCGGGTGCATAGGATGAGCTAGTCCTATATCCTCGTTGGCATTCATTGTCGTCTCGACATCTATGCCTATAAATCTAGGTATGGTCATGGTTTTCCATACTCCTTTCCATAAAGAATTGCTTGAAAGACAGTTATTCGCTGTTCTTTATCGAGCAAGTTTAATGCCTTACATACGTGAGTAGCAAGAATGAATTTGTTATAGAAACTACTTTCTTCAGTTACTATAAGATTGATCTCTCCTTTTCTTAGTGAAATAAAATCGCAGCCTACATAAAATCCACAGTTAGCAAATCCTGCTTCAATAGCATCACCCATAAACAATCTAGCGTCATCTGTAAGAATGAGTATGTCTTCGTCAGTGTCAGTGGGAGCAGGAACGCAAGTAACTCTACTCCCTACAGCAGCCATCTCTATTACTTTAGTCTCAAGCAACTTCTGAAATAACTCTGCTTCTTTTTGTTCTTGTGAAATTGTAAGTGTAGACATAACTTCTCCTGTAAAAAATCCTCGGGGATCTACCCAACCAAAACGATAACGTTCACTAGGTTTAAAACCTTTTTTAGTTGTTTTGTCTAGTAAATCGTCTATTTTTGTTTCACTCGTCATTGTTCATTTCATCTACTTGTGCTTGATGCTCTCTACCAGCTTGAAACCCTTTACCAAAACATTGAATAGCAAAGTTAATTAGTTTTGAATCAACTTTAATGTTGTAAAGATCTGCTAATACTTTTATTTCTACTTCAGTCATTGTTGTTTTCTCCATTCTTTAAAGTTAGATATTATTTTCTCTCTAGACTCTTCGTCATGCAATAAAGTAATTATTACCATTTTGTGCATTAAGCAATGGTGTCTAAAATACAAAGCAAACACTGTAGCTACAACACACCATACCCATAAAAACAATTCACTAATATTTATTTCAATCATTCAAACCTCGCTCTAATTGGATCTATCGTTACTAAATACTGACCATGTCTTTCTGATTCCATTTGCTTAGTACCACCACCAGGTAATTTGTTCTTAGGAACATTTATGGTTCTAATCATCTCTTCTTCAGGACTCTTAGGTTCTTTGTATTTACCTAGGGTTATCACAACATCAGCCTCACCTGGTTTATCTGTCTTAGAGCCTCTGAGAGCATCTAAGCCTATAAATGGTGGGTCTTTCATGTCTACTGCTGTAGCACTTAGTTGTGATGCTGCAATGACTGGTCCGTAAGATCTAGCTAGTTCCCTAGCCCATTTGTAAATCTTACCTAGTCTGATGTCTTCCCTGTCGTCTTGTTTAAATCCGTCTACTTTGTCTAGCTGGTCAAATACTATGAGTCCTGGGTTAACTTCTCTGAACAGTGTTTCTAAGTCTCTGATGTTGTTCATGTCCTTAGTAACACGTATCTTGTCTTTGTTCCCACCCATGAGGGTGGTGTACTTCTCCATAGCTGCCTTTGAGTCAGCTATGATTACTTTTGATTCCTGTCCTAGTGTTGCTTGGACAATCCTAAAGAATACAACTGATGATTCTTCTTCGTTGTTGACCCAAACAACTGGTCTGTCTTTAGGTAATTGCTGTGCAAGGTAACTAACCTCACTAGCTAAAAACGTTGTCTTACCTACTTCAACCCTAGCTGCAACAATAATAAAGTTACCTGTACGAAGAGGGCCAAGTGAACGATTGAGAACTTCAAGTCTCCATTCGTAACCGCTAGAGCTGATACGATCAGCAATAGCAGATAAGTCAGCAGATACAAACAGCTCATCTTTTTCTATATACCTTTCTACATCTTTAAGTGCGTTAGTTGCTAAGATATGAACATGTTCAAGATCACTAGAACCTTCTTTAACTTTCTCACACTCTTCCATGATAAGAGCCAAGTAATCTAACTCAATAAGAGTCTTGATAACCTCTTCATGTGCATGATGTGGAACAAACGCTTTTGCTTTTGTAAGCGTCATACGAAGCTTAACAATAGCATCGTCAGTTAGTCGTTTGCTTTGGTCTGCAATAAGAAATGCAGAAAAACTGTCCCAATTAAAATCAGAGATTGTTGGAAATGTTTTGTGATATTTATCCATCCCGTCAAGGATGATGTTTGTTTCTTTAACGACTACATGTGGTTTGATGTATCGTCTGTATTTGGCTAAGTTCTCTTTGCTTTGAGAGCAAAGATAAAGCACATCGTAATCCATTAGATTCCTTTAGTTGAGAATAGTTTGTAGCTCTGCTGGAGCACATTCTTTTGGTTCTTTGTCTAGATCAAATATAACTATATTTGTATCATGTGGTAAAAAGTGATTTAATTTTTCATATACTTTTGTTGCTCCTTTCCTTCCTGCTTCATCTGGATCTAACCAGATAATGATTGTTTCGTAATGCCTTCTATCTATGTCAAACAATGCTTTGTCTGACAAAGATGTTCTTAGTAACGCCATAGAAGCATGTGTTGTGTTAAACCCCACTCTCCAAGCACTAAGATAGTCTTCAGTAATTACCAAAGTCTTTGTTGTTAGCCTGTTAAACCAAGCAGGATCACCATTGCTTAGTTCACTGACATAATGTGTTGTGTACTTAGGAGTACCTTCTTTAGGTAGCAGGTTTCGTACCTGCCAACCTAGCAAAGATTCATCAGGACCATACAGTGTTAAAGCTACAGAGTCTTTACCCTTAACGCCATTAAAACAATTTTTGTTACTAGCATCACAATAATATTGGTTTAACCAAGCTCTACCTGTGATATTAATGTCGCATAAACTGTCAGCAGAAAAATATTCTTTAACAACTTTAGTTGCTGCTGTTTTGTTGATCCACGTTGACAGTCTGTTCTCATCTTTAGCGTAGCCTTTGTCGCTACAGTGGTGGCAATAGGCTACTAGTCCTTTGTCTGTTTTCTTGATGTACAGTCTACGTTTGTTGTCTACACCTGCTTCGCAGCCTATGTGATTAACGTGTACCTGGTCTCCAATGTTACTAGGAGCGTTTGCTAAGATTAGTTTTCTATCTATCATTGTTATCTTTGTTAAAAACACAAAATAAATAGCCCTGCTTATTAGGCAAGGCTATATGGTTTTATGCTTTACTTGGTAGAACTACCGTAAACTTTGTTAAATAGCTCGTCAGCTACTTTACGTTGTGTGTCATTGAGTTTATTAAGATAAACCAATGTATAAGCTTTCTTTAAGCTAAATCCAGCAGATACCTTACGGCAAATACTAAACAAAGACCTAGGAGATACAGTCAAACTAAATTGATTAGATTTGTAACCTTGTCTGATTAGATTGGCTAACTTAACAAGTTCTTTAGCAGATTTCTTAGTTACAGTGTCTTTCCATTTGTTAACCAACATCTTTTCTTCAATAGATGGATGTAAGTAATCAATGTAAACTGCTGTACCAAACCTATCAAGAGTTGCTGAGTTTTGTACGTTAGTACCTGCATGAGCACCTGATTCATCACCTTGACCTTGAGTATTACCAATAGCAACTATTCTGAAATTCTCATGTGGAATGATTTGTTTGTCTTTGGTACTACCAGGCATTTCTTTTAAGAAAAGCTTACCATCGTCTTCTAAAAGCCACTGTAGACCCATAGAAATCTCTGGTGGTGTAACGTCCCACTCATCCCAAGCAAACACAGCACCGTACTTAACAGCTTCTGTAACTGCACCATCTACCCAGATAGTAGAACCATCTTTAGCTGTTAATTGACCAAAGATCATAGATGAATCCATGTCACCTGTACAGTTAACTCTAACAAATGGTCTGCCTGTAAGAGCACACAGTTGCTCAATTAAACTAGATTTACCTGCACCTGTAGGACCATAACAAAGAACTTTCTCACCCAATTCCCAAGACATAAGAATGTTACTTGCTAGTTCTCTGTCAATAACATAGTCTTCATCAATACTAGGAATAAATGAAGCAATACGCTCATCCCATTCATAGTCTTTAAAAACTGTTACACCAAAGTCTTCACTGATTGGAATAAGATGGTCGCCTATTACATCTGAGAAATAAGCTTGATTGTCTTTTATTGGACCTTTAGTTGGGAGACTAACACTTATAACTTCTGCTATTTCTTCCAACATCTCTAAGCCTTCTTTTTCTCTTACTGTTGGTACGTCAGACGCTGGTGGTCTACGTTTGTCTAAAGCTTCTTTCAAAGCTTTTTTAACTAGGTCTTCTACCTTTGGTTTTTCTGTTTCAGACATTGATTATCTTCCTTTCTATGAGTTCAAGTAAATTCTTAGGTATATGTTCAGGGTCATTTACAACGCTATGAGATTTGTAATAATACGTAACAGAATTACTACATAAACCTAAACCGTAAATATCTACTGCTTTACTAGCTTCTATCTCTTGAATTACTTTTTTTGTAAATTCTTCTAATCCATCAAATCCTTTAGAAGCTGCTGGGCTACCATCGGACATAACAATCAAAAGCTTTTTCTTTTCTTTTCTCTTAGCTAATCTATCAAAAGCCCAAAGAATGTTCTCACCATCAGGATTACCTAACATGTGGTTACTACTAGCACTGAAATATTCCTTGATCTTTTCAGAAGGTACAACCATATCAGAGAAGCCTTTGTAGACAAACATCAATGGATTTGGTTCATATCTACCAGTACGTCCATCAGTAAACCCAACTATTTCTACTGGAAGATTTAAAGTTGTACATACTTCATTAAGTAGCAATGTAGATGCCAACGCATAAAATGCTTTGTCACCTGACATTGAACCTGACATATCAACCAATACTGAAACACAAGCATCCAGAGTTTTGTTTTCTATTCTGTTCTTAAACACTCTTTCGTTAAAACCAGGAGCATTAAAACAAATACGAGACAATCTAGATTGATCTAGCCTACCTCTTTTAACTCCGTACTGTCTTTGTACTTTAGCTCTAATTTGGATCAGTTTTCTAACTTGCTGTGCAAAGTTTTCTTGAGTCTCTAGTTTGTTACCAGCTCTAAGTTCATAATTGGTTAAGAATTTAGAATTGACATGGAAGTACGTTGCATCACCTAAGTTTTTAGGATAGTTAATCACAATAAACTTATCGTAATCAGTTAATTCCCAAGAACCTCTAGTCGAATGTGTAGGCTCTAAATTCATACCAACTTTACCCATTTCACTTTCTTCAGGCATAGTGACAGAATACTTTTCAAGTTCTTCTTCACTTAGCTTTATTGTGAAGATTTTGTATTCTTCATCTTCTTCTTTGGTATTTTTGCCTTCTTTGCTTTTTTCTTCGCTAGTCTTAGGTTTACCTTCTTTGTCTGATGGTTCGCCTTTGGTAGGCTCACCTGTTGTTTTCTCTCCGTCTTTGCTTTCTCTAGCTTCCCGTTCTTTCTTAAGCTCTTCTTTGCAGCTTTTACCTAGCTTGGCTAGTATTTCAGTTGCTAGTTGGTACGTTGATTCAGTACCTAGTCTTTTATCCAAAATCTTATGACAATGAATAAGACGATCAGAAAAGTTATTAAGAACATTTGTTATGGTTTTATCAGGAATAAAAGAATTAACTGCCAGTTGACTCTTTGGGAAAGAATGAGCTGACAATCCAGCATCCCAATAAATGAGAGCTGTGGTGAGTTTTGCTATGAATGAAGGATCTTTACTAGCTTTAGTACAGATTTTAGAAATAAGACCCGCAGCACATTCATCATAGTTTTCTCTAAAACCTTGATACTCTAAAGACTCAATGTTATTGATTCTGGAATCTTCTAAGAAGTTCCATACAAACAACAACAAACCTTTAGGATCAACGTTTTTTTCTTTAAGAACTTCAAAAGAACTAAAACGATCATGGGCTACTTCATGGTCTGTAGAAGCCATTAGATCTCTTAGCTGTTCATCAGTTGTTTCATTGGTTATCCTAGGCAAAAAGATAGTTTTACCATCATGCCTAGGTTGGTTTATGGTCTCAAATACGACTGACAAGCCAGCTCTACCTGCACTTGCTCGTACATATTTCATGACTTCAATGCCTTTTGTTAGCATCTATTAAAACTCCAAAAATGCTCTAACTAACTTAATAACTTGTTCTTGATCAATATCATCAGGAACATTGGCTATAAGATTACAAACTTTAGTTGCATACTCTTCGTTTGTTAACTCTGTTTTAACGGGCTTTAGAGCTTTTATTTTGCTCTGAAGTGCTGTCTTACCAAGATAGCTTCCGTTATCGTCTACAAGCCCTATTCCGAGCTTCATAGCACTCTGAATAACGCTTTTAGCTGATCTCCAAGGACCAGGCATAGCAGACACCTCAAAGTCTTTTTTGATTTGTCTTTCAGTTTCTTTAATCTCTTGTGTAAAAGTATCCACAGAGCTATGTGTAAATGCTTCTTGTATCATTTTTTCAAATGTACTGGTAGCACTAGTATCAGAGACTAAGCTTTCTGTAGCTGCTTCGTACAGAATACTTGAGCCTCCACTTGGTTTTTTGTCCATTGGTTTTACTCCATAAAGAACAAAGGCAACATTGCCTCAATACAGCTCTATACCTAAAACTGTATTAAGAAATGCTAAAGGGGAACGTATGTTACAGCAATAAATCGTCTTGCTCACCGTCATAGAACCAATTTAAGTACTCGTAAACCCCTGACTTAAATGAATTGTCAAGAGGATTTGGTTCATCTAGTTGTAAATCTTCGGTTAAATCTGATTCATCTAGATCTTCTAATGATTTAATTACTACTTTTCTATTCATTTCTATCTCCAAAAGTTACTAATAACACATAAGGGCGAAGCTCACAGCCCCCGCCCAAGGTGGGCTGGGACGAGACCGAGATAACAACCCAAGCAGCGACCTAGCAAGCAAGTGCCAGCTATGCTGGCGAGAAGCTTGCCTGGAAGCTGCGTTAGATACGCTCGTCATCGTCAACATCACTAAAAATATCGTCTTGACAAGCTTGACACATACCACTTATTTCGTACTCTCGTTCTGACATTAGGTCTTTAAAGTCAGTGATACGTTGATTGCATACCGTACAGTTGTCTTCCGATATGGGTTCATTAGAAAAGAAGATATGTTCTATAGCTTTCTTCATTGGTGATTTATGTTCCACGTGAAACTCCTATCTAAGTTGTTTATTGTTGATCCCGATCAGATCGTCTTTGTTAAAACATGCTACATAATTTGATTTGTGCATAGGAACAATAGTAAAAAGGCGTTGTCTAGCACCTTTTTCTCCACATTCTAAGCAGATCTTGTATCCAGCTTTCCATCTACCTTCGGCTACATCATCTGTACATAAAATGCACATATATTTGTAAGTTTTAGGAGAAGTCATAGTCAATTTCCTTAATTTTGTCTAATCCAAGAACATCCATTGCTTCAAGGATATTGCAATGAGCTAAATCATTCAAGCCTTTATTCATACGAAGCTCTGCTTCAACTATAAGAATAAAGACTCTAGTTAGCTCTTCTTTAGATAAGTTTGTAATCATATAGTTCTCCTAATACAAAAAAAAAGCAATGAGATTAGTCATTGCT